CTCGAATTGACGAGTATAACGACGGAAGCCTTCACGCGTAGCGTATGTTTATTAATGGTGAACTGTGAGAAGAGGCATGCTGCCCCCGGCTAGGGGTCGGAATGAATAAGGGGATGTTGATTGATCCGGTGACATTCTATGAACAGAAAGAAAGAAAGAAAGAGATTAAGAAAATTGAGAAAATGAGATTTGAATTGAAAGAATGACTTTATGACAAAGGAAATTTGAGACTGTGGGGTTGACGTGCTATCAGGATTGCAACTGTGCACCGGACCCACCGACAAGGGGAAAATGTAACCTTGAAGTTTCACTTGGTCTTTAAATTATGCGCTCGTCGTATGCGCGCCATATGTATGTCTTTGGATTAAAGTCGCCGTTTTGCTTTGTGCCCTCCACTGTACAGGGCAACTCAGAAAACCTTCGAAAATAAAGAAAATTCGTAAACAATAAAGAATCTAAAATAACAATAAACTAAACTTTGATAGGACCACTAACTATGCGGTCGCCCCTCAGGTAGTTCTCGATATTGACTAGGACATCACTCCGAATCGTCAAATTATCGTGCCTTCTCGGGTAGTGCTCGCTTTACTCGAACATGCTTGGACATTTACCCCTGGTTTGGTGCCGACACAAGGCACCAGATAAGAAAGGGAATGGTCCGGCTGCTTCTGCGCCTCTGGCCACCCGCCACAGTCATTTAAACTGCTCGCGGACCAGATTTGATTTCTGCCACATGACTAGCTAACATATGCACATTGCTGCGATTCCTAACGGTTCGTGGGGTCCCCGATTAAACGGGTGATGTTTTGTGTAGGTTTCACGGGACTCACCGTGATTTGCAGGTGTCTAGTCATTGCACCCCAGTCGGTCACTGGAAGAGTTGGTGCAACGTCGTGTCTAGTTTTACCCACTGGCGAAGACGAATTGTACACCGACACATTCCATTGTCTTGGCCACACCTAAAAGTTTTAAATTTTGTTTGGGATTGTTTGGTCTTAATAGCGAGTGTCCAGTTCGCGTTCTTGTTTAGTGCATCTTAGGATGTCTGACAACAAATGGAATATAGAGAGGTTCGTCGCGATGACGAGTCTTGCCACTAGGCTGACGCAAAGAAATGATCGCACTGTTGTGACTGTTCAGCGTCACCCATGTGGAAGTTTTCCCAACAAGTGAATGCCAGTACTAGCTTGTGTGAGGCGTCCCTTTGTTTGGTTGTTTGTCCCTTTCCCGAGGGCACATGCCACACAATGAAGTGCAGCACACCGGTATCCGGCGGGTTCTTGGTCGCCTTCCAGACGCACCGAGACAGGTCGTTTTATAAATATGACCGTCCTTCCTGGTAACCAGTGGGCTTTTCTATGGGTCAAGCACCCTAGGAAATGGTTCTATAATATGACAGTAATCCAGGGGTGACCTGCTTAAGAGTCCACCCTCTGGCGTGAGATGATTAGAGGATAAGTGGCCCATTTTCCGATGGCGCCCTATGACTGGTATCCAGCGGGTTCGTTAGTTTAAACATCGAAAGCAATCTGGTTTCCCTGCCTCAAATGAGCCCAGTGATCCCAGAGATCCGCATCAAGCGTGGGTGGTTTGCCAGTACTTTACCGTAGGCACGGTTTGGCCTTGGACGAAGTTGAGTTGTTGCTAGATCACAGGCCCTTTAAAAGAAGGGCTTAAGGTTGCTGTCGCTTCCACTGTTGCTCCACTCAGATCTGCAGGTGCCGCCTGCTTAACGTCTGTGAGCTGCATGTATGCCACCTTTTGGTCGACAGGCTTTCTCAAGGCCTTAAACATGCATCCTTTCCGTATTGGAAACTATTAATGTCAGGGGACTGGCCAATCACCCCATTTGTTAGTGCCCTGGGAAGGTGCATCTCGGCCGCATTGGTAGCTTTATATTTTCTGTAAAAGAAGGCGCCCGGTTACCACCCGAATTTCTTGCTTGGCGCAACTAAAACTGCAACTTGACAGTCACTGGTTGTGTATGGTTTTGTGATGTGTGTACACACCTCATGTGAGGATGTTTCAGGTTTGGCCTTCAGTGACCTTGCCTTATTGGGTCTCGCGACCTGATACAATGCATTACGGCCTTCCCGGTTATGACTCGCGTCGCCCCAGATGATAGGTCATCTCCCTTGCGGGCCTTCCTAACAGGCATAGCTTTTCATCACACACGTGCTAACAGAGCACACCTAGTGAAAGGCATGATGTTAAGCAAATGCACATCCCACAGGTCCAGCGCTTTTAATAGGGGATACGTCCCTTAATGCATTACGTCTGCCGTGGTGCTACGGACTTCACCTCTATGCACCGATGGTGGAGGCCGTCTAGGCCTTGGGTGGGACTATAGTTGGAGCGGACTTTGTCCCTATCGTACCGGAAAGTTTAGATGGTCCCTATTAAGAGGGCACCGGGAGAGCTTTCTTCCCTGCGGTATCCGCCGTAGATTTAAAGGAAATAGAGACGCACCAAAGAAAAGCCAGATTCAAATCCAAGATATATCCTCCACCTAACACGATTCGGGTACTAGCGAGCCGATTGGACGGCGCGTTCCCATGCCCCTTAGGCGAGTGCTTAAGTTTAACCTGCGCAAGCGCTTGACCAGCATCCGGTCATAAATGAAGAAGAGAAAAGAAAGGGGAAGGACGGTTGTGATGGGTGTGGTCATGGCATGTAAGTCATGACGCCTGACACCGTCGTGAACCCTGATTCTCCGATGTCTGAGAGGTTGGTAGTGTATGGTACCACAGCCGACCGCATGTTACGCCAAACTGACGAGTCAAGTTTGTCGTCTACCTTCATGTCGAAGGTGGGTTTGCCAGGCCTGAACACCCGGATGAGTTGTTTGTCCATCTGGATGTGGACTTCGTGAGCAACCCTCCTTGGATTCGGAACCCGCCCTGGGTGCCATGTCCGATATTCACGCCATGTGTCCACCCAACCAGTCCAAGATGGACCCAGACCAGGCGCCCAGCCACCAAGCGACCCTGGATTCGTCCGAGGGTATGTCTGGCACCAACCAGGCCTCCACCAAGAGGCGGCGACCAGTTTGCCGACCCGTTCCCTATTGTAGTCCTCTGTGCACTCGAAGGCAAGAAGAGAAAGACGGAGCACACCAGGAAGACCCCGTCGGTAGGTGGTCGGGTTGAACCCGTCTGGGCGACTCGGCACATCAGAGAGAGGTTGCAGGCGCATGGCGCCATTCCTGGCGGGTTGAAAATAACCAGATCGGCGTTTGTCAAGCAGGATGAAGTTGCACATGGCCGAGGTCAACTCGGCACACATGCGTGGACCATTTAGGCCTGGGCCATCCCAAATGTCTGCGGCGTGGCAAGCTGCCCAGTCAGTGGAGATGAACCAGGATTCAATCTCACAGTAGTGTTGGGTTGCACCTTCTAGTAACCATACCCACCAGTGCCTGAGGAGGTACCGCAGGTAGGCCTCCACTCCTTTCGACTGAGGGAATCGCACCACCACGTAGGTGCCTGGACCCACCCAGACCACGATTTGGTCCTGGATAAGACCAGATTTCGGGTCTAGGTCAATGCGACCATAACAGGTTTGCCCGGCATCGGTGGGTGGCTCAGTTCCGCGGCCTTGCCATCTTGTCCCGGACTGGACGATGGTTTGGCTAGGGTCGATTTGATGGTCACCCATGGCTGCGATGTTACGCCCGCACCCACAGGGTGGTGTCACACCCCAATGAGGGCCCGACCCTCCAATCTGGGCGTACAGGCCACACTCACACCGGACCCATCCGATTGTGAGGTCGTCGAGGACCACAAAGTGAGACATTGTCTGTGTTGGTTATCGATTTGGGGATTTAACGGGTGTGTTCAGATGGAGACAATGCACGTGTTAGTTATTGATGTGGGGATTAAACGGGTGTGTGCAGATGGAGACAATTCACGATAAATGGATACACGTATAGACCAGCTATTTCGACCGCAAGCTCCTCAGCGTGTCCGGGCGGATTTGAAATAGCAAATACAACAGAAGAGAGAAGAACTCTCATCGACATGAATGACAAAGAGAAGAAGGAAAGGAGAAGAGAAGAGGAAACGAAAACGAAAGAAGAAAGAGAGAGGTTCGTGCCTAATCGTACCACCTATGCCTGTAGATGATAGCGGTTTTGGCCAAGGACAGGCCTAGGAGGGTCAATAAAACTCCTAGCCAGCCGTTGAAAATGATACCGCTAACCAGCAATGGTATCAGGAACCAGGAGTAGTCCCCGGCCCGAAGAAGTGGTGTGAAACAAAAGTGTCCGACAGAGTAATTCGCCTTTGTCAATGGCGCCAATGTGCGGCCACGCGGCATGGGTATCTTCCATGTCGAGGGGTTTTGGAACACCCAGTCTGGGGACTGCTCTTCAGAGCGCATCATGGCGATGGCTCCTCGGGGGTCATCCTTCCAGTGCTGTGGTGAGATCTCATACATCTGGTGAGACCGTTCGTCATACACTTGCAGGTGCCATAGTGTGACGTACCCAAACTCGAAAGGAGTAATGATCATCCACATTCCAGTGTCCACGGAAGAGGCCACGGTAAGTAGGATGTCATAAAGCGCGCGTAGCACCTCACTGACTGCCCGGCGGGTCATGTCGGTGTACAATATCCTCCACACAAGGCCGTTCCATCCACCTGGACCCAGAAGGGTGAGGATTATGGTGGCAGGTTCAGATAGCGCTTGCTTGGCGGCAAGGAACCCGAGGATGGCAGAGGTTGACCAACCCACCTTTTGGGCGGTCACCAGCAGAAACGAAACCAAAGTGGTCGCCAACAATCTCAATCGTGCGTCATCGAATACATTAGGTATGATGACCTGCAGAGAAGGAAAACCGTTGTTGATGATCAGCGACGTGACCTGGTACAGAATGAACAAGTAAGGGATGCTAGCAGCCCCAATACTTGACAAGAAAGCGAACCACAAAGACGGGGACGTAAAGATGCGCCCGGTCTTGAGAAGGGATGGTGCCTCCAAAGAAAATGCTGTGATCAGGCCAAGTGCTGGCACAGCTGCCATTGTTGTTGGTGCCTGCCAGGGCATCAAGTAATATGGCTTGGACGGGTCAACAAAGTTTGTGTCCAATGTTGGCCTGATAGAATGAACATGGAAGCCAGCCATGAAAAGAGTGTCAATTGTTCCGTGGCCGGAGGCGTAAAAGTAGCCTTCTGGGTCTAAATCGGTCAACTGATAGGGAGGGTAAATTAACGTGCCCTTGGCCTGAGACTCGCTCAGACCAGAACCCATCAATGTGTAAAATTTTGTGGGTTTACGCCCAGAAGAAATCATTTGTGAACGCCTCCCAAGACGTGGCACAAGATGGCGACCATCAGCGGATCGCGGAATTCGGTTTATGCCGATTGTTGACGACACGCGAAATCCGAAGATGGTTGAGAAAGAGTCGAGATCCACTACCAACGAGAAGAAAGGGTCCTTTGGGTTGTTGAAGCCCTTAGTGACCCACCGTGATGGTGTGAGGGACACTCGAACTTGGCCGTCAACCCCTGTGTCTAGTTGCGCAGGGACGATGACCTTGAAATATAAAGCGGCCACTTGGGCCGTGCGGTAAGCTTCCTCTATCAAAGGGAGGCCTTCCAAAAGATAACCACCACCTGTCCCGATCGCCAGCAATTTCAAACCGACAGCCTTTGTCACCAGGTTGCCAACCACCACTTGGCGATCAACATTGTTGGTTCGTAACAGTCGGCGCGTCTGGTACGCCATGAATCGGAACGGGACCACATCTCCATGAGTCCCGGCGGTCAAGAAAAGAATGGCGTTGTTATCGAACACAGTCCGTAAACCCGCCTTGTGAAGTGCGATGAGCCCATTGAGGGCCCATGGCGATAAATCTTCGATGTAGAGGGTCTTACGCCTCCACGAGGGTGAATAGACAACCACGTCAAGTGACGAGAATCGTGCTGACTCGACTCTACCTGGTTGTTGATTATCTAGGATGTGGGTCTGTCTCGTCAACGAATTGACGACCCCGTGCTCTTCCACAGAGCCATCCGATTTGACATGGAAAATGTCAGCAGGTGTTTGGCAGTCCAGCTGCGAAGTTAGGTTCCCGTAAAGGGTGAACGATTTCTGGTAAAGGCAGGTGGGCTTCCATTTGTACATATACATCTCATCAGGGCCATAAGTATGCCCGAACTCCTTGATGAGATGAGGAAATTCTGCCTTGATTTGTGGGATGCCCCCGAATGTCCCATAATGGGCTGAATTCATTACACGACCGTAATGGAACTCATTCCACGATAAGGCTTGCCTTGGGCTGTCAAGCATCGCTTGCCTGACCACCGGGTTCGGATGCCCATATCCACTCCTCATATTACCAATTACGAAGCGACACGGTGACCCCTCTGCTGATACAACTGGGTTGCAGAAATAAGGAAGGAGTCGCCAGTACATAAGTGATCGTTTCGAATTGTTTACCAGGGGAACCTCTATGAAGTGAAAATCTGGCCCTAGATCAACGGGCCGTTCGGTTCTTTTGTCTGGCCATGCAGACATCTGTTTGGGTGTGAAACCCGGTTCAACGAAGACAATTGCACCTGTGCAACCAAAGTGTGACGTCCGGTCTTTCAAAGACCATATCCCGTCATGTCCTTCGTAGGCCCGGTCGCCGCATGTGATGAACATGTGGCCCTTTGATTTATTAATGGCCGCCTGGACCTGGGTAAGAATTGATTCAATTGCCCTAGTGAGGCGGGTTGGCAGAGTTGTGTCGTCACGGGGAATGGTTAGCAACCAGTCAGCTGTGTCATTGTGCTCACACAAGTACATGCCGGTTTTGTTGCTGGTAGAGCGGAAACCGCGACAGGTTTCGTTGTACCGCCATTGCCGATCACCAATGATAAACGCCTTGCCAGAAGCGTCCACCCCAGGAAGAAGGAATTGTGGTGGCGGGATCACCTCAGGTGATTCCCAGGTGTAGTCGACTGACCCATCACCTCTCCATTCGCGTTCAGCCACTTCTATGGCCGGCTTCGCATCTGGCATGGCCGGTGTAGGTCGAGACAACCAGGTCCCGACGGTACTGAAAGGTACTACTTGTTCTGTCTCGACTTTCATGGTGATGGTCGCGACCACCTTAGCGGACCCGGAGAAAGCTGAATGAGATTGACGCAAGGTGTAATTTGTCCCTCGCACACACCATGCAGCTTCACAGGCCCAATCGGTGGGACGGCAGATGGTATGGCCAGGGACATTGGCCAAAATAGCCTCATCAGCGCCGTACACCCAATGGGCAAGGTAGAGGAACCCGGTGAAACCTGTGTTTGAAACATGCTTCGCCATGAACCCACCCTGGCAGGCTGCCAGAAACAAGCAAATGGGGTTCCCGCCCCAGTTGTTCACATAGACGGGGGACCCGCCATGTAGAATTGTTGTCTTTAGAACCTCCAGAGGTTCTTGGACGACCTGGGTCTGCCCATTAGAGATTAGCCATTCCCTGTCGTCCTTCCCGTAGAACCACGGGAGAAGACGAAGGATGGCCAAGGACCTGCCTAAGAAAATATGGTTTGGGATTAGGGTATCGAGTTCGATGAAATGCATGTCGGAGTCGAGGACCTTTTCCTTGATGATTGAGGCTTTCTTTGTTGTTAGGCAAATGATTGGACAACCCGGGAGCCCCGTCTGAAGAGAGTGAAGTTCCAGACTTCTATGTGCACAAGCCGTGATGGTGATCGGCTGACCTGTGGGGTATTGGTCGGCGATGGCCTTGATTGCCCCCCACACTGTGCGCAGGTCATTTGAGAACCAAGATGGACACAGAACGGCCTCTTCCTCGTTTATGACCTTTGCGAACGAGCTAGCCATGGCATGAGGCCCACCCCAAAGGTGGCTCCTTCCCCCGTGGGCTGGTTCGTTTGGTCGGTACATGGTCGCACGATACTTGTAACCTGGGCGGGTTGGACAATCCACCCAGGTTACCGCTGCCTGCTTCATGTCCCTTGTGTCCTGTTCGATTTCGACATCGGTACGTGTGTGCTGAGTCAGGTTGTGGTACTTGGTCGGACGGGCCGAGGACCGCGAGAATGTGATTGGGGCAGCCCGCTCGGCATCATCCCCAAGGATGGTGTTGTAAGCTGTCAAGAAAAGGGATGAAGACATTGTGTGTTTGTTTGTATGTTAGAATTGTTCACGTATTTTCACAGAAAATTTCGACCCCAGCCTCCTCAGCGTGATCAAGGGGATTTTCGGATTAGTGGTTGAAAGAAAAGAAAAGGAATTATTGCTAAGTTTCATAAACACAAGAGAAAACAGCGCACATTAACACAAGGGAATAGGCCGCAGTTTGGGCTGGGTAGAATTGAATTATAGTAGAGTGACGCAACCCGGTTGCGTACCGATTCGCCGGCCCTCACTTTCGTTACCGCTAGCACGATAAGTCACCTTAATACATTGAAAGGTGGACCACATCATGATTATCTCGGTGGTAACGAATGGCAAAATGTCGCGGATCGTCATGTCCCCCCGGATCCACTTGACAATTTCCCGTTGTGACTCAGGGGTCGGTTCATCCTCTACCACATAAGCGAGCACAGCTCTGAGGGATGAAGCAGATGGGCAATAATGAACGGCCCGAGCAAGAAGGTAAGAGACTCTTACGTCTGTTGTGAATTGTAAAGCCCGGTCGCTTAGTCTAGCCCACGGCATGCCATGGACGACCCCAGGACCTCTGCTTAACGTGACGTCTAACGTCAGGCCGTACAACTGCAATAGACGCTCTCTGTGTCTGTGGTTGATGATAACCTCGACGTTTGGTGGAGATGGGGGTATCTTTGGCCCATACTCCTTGTGCCCCCTCCAGGCATATCCACGGCCTTTTCGGCCAACCCTGCCGACGCACTGCGTGGTTGTGTCCTTGTCCATCGTTACAATCTGAGGCCGTCCGTGTTGCACTGACATTATCTTGCCAGGGGTGATTATGTGCAACAACGGGAAGGGTAGATCCGTGCCAACGATGGCAATTGAAGTAGAAATTATCAAACCAGGAGCCGATGGCGTTTCTAACCCAGACCACCAGGGTTGGGTCTTGTAACCGCTTTCGGAGAGCCTGGTTGTGAGGCGCAACACATCCCCTTTTGTTGGGACCACCACAAGGCAATTCTCGTACACCCTCTGTCTGTCGGGTTCGTCAGACGAGGCGATGTAATTTAGCATTTCGAGAGCGTCGTCGGTAGGGGTGATCTCCACAACCTTTTCGAACCTGTCTGGCAAGCCGGACGAGATTAAACGGGAGGGTCGCAGTTGCTCTAATAATGGCATGGTCGGCGTAGCCGACAAGAAGATAACGGTCACAAACGCTGGCACCTCCATCATGAGTAGGACTTGCGTATCCATCTCCAAGTGTGCCTCATCGATTACCAAGATGTCCCCTTCGCGCAGAGGGTCATTTCTTAAGGTAGCCAGATGGTGACCTGCTGTGCCCACCAACACAGTCCTATTGCGATCCCACTCCTTGGTACCTGTACCAATGGAGAACCAGTCGTTTGGTGCCGCACCTCCGAAGTGGAAGCCTTTGGCGAGATGTTTGAAAGGGGTGGCGAAGCGAATTCGACTGCCGGGTCGATGTTTGCGGAGGGCCCAGGCTAATGCGGCCATAGCTCTAGAGGATTTGCCAGTGGCCGTGCCAGACTCGATAGTGACGGCTGATGGTTCTTCGATGACTTGCGCCTCCATCAATGCCTCCCATTCGGTGGCCTTGCTGACGGTTCGGTGTTGTCCCTCTGACGCATTATTCCAGGCCGCCATGGCGGCACCAGCCCAGTCCCCGCAGTTTACAATGAAGCCCTTCAGATGTTGGATCGGAATCCAGTTGACAGAATCGTCAGGGATAAGTGACACCATGTTGATCGCTAGTTGCTTGTGATGCATAAGCGTATCCTTGGGTATCATTGAAGAAAGTAAGGGGGATGACTTACCGGTGAACAGCCAAACCGGGGCGCTCAAAAGGCCATAAAACATAGGCAAGTCAAAGATCCAGAAAAGATAGCCTTGGGCGAACAAACCAAGGATCGGGATGAATCGCAGATTCTCCAAGAACAAAGAAATTAACCACACCAGCAATTGGGCCAACCCGACTTTGATGATCGAAGCATTCATGTAATCTTTGGGTCTTTCTGAGCCAAAAACCTTCATGAAGCCATGTGGGTTGGAGATGGCAGCGCGGAATGCCCATACATCCACAGTTGCTGCAAATGGTGAGACGATAGCCTGTGCCGAAATCACGTTGGCGTCCTCGTCATTAGTAAGGTATAAATGTCGTTCAACCAGGAACGACGAACCCCTGACCGGCCTGTAAACAGGATTTTGAATATCCGGGGTGAGATGCTTGATAAAGGGCCTGCCGTAATGGAACATAATTTCACGATAAGTAGCGAGGTTGGCCACTAATTCACCTACGAACGTACTACCCGTTTGTGAGATGGCGAGAGCCTTCCTAACCTTCTTATTGTATTTGTATCCGGTGGTCGGATCAACCGTGTCTAATGTTGTGTCAGACGTACCACCACAATGGATCTGCAGGACCCTCCTATAGCTAGGCATGCGATATCTCTTCGCACGCAGATACTGAGCCATATGATTGTCGGCGAATTGGTCCACAACTCGCACATCAACATCTCTGATGTACCCATCTAGACCGAGTTTTACGTCGGTTATGATGGCCCACTCAGGAATGCCTCCGTTCTGCCGAAGAAGCCTACGATGGGCAGCAGCCCAATCCTGCGCGAGCATGTCATAAAGTTCGGGCTGATGCGCCACAAGTGTGGCGTGACCTTGTGTGGTCTCGATGAAGCCCTGGAGACGCTCACGATGTGGTCGGCTGGCCGACCGAGAAACGAAAGCCGTTCGTTTGAATGTGAGCCGGGCTGGTACGAAGATGATCCCGTATGGGCCGTGGTCCTCGGTGATTGCCTCACTGGCCTCAAGGATTTGCCGCTCATTGAGCTCAACCCTTTGACGACCGAGGTACGTCAACGCGTGATCAGGGCCACCAGCTGAAATCGTCAGCTTCATACCTAGCTCCTGCTCAAAATACTCAGTCACCTTTGAGAAGTCAAACCCTGGGGTGTTGCACCCCCACAGGTTGTCATCAGCCGTGTTGTAGACGACATTCTCGTGGTAAAACTGCGATGGCTCTTTACCGGTGATCTTGCACCAGACGAACATAAACAATGGTCTGACACTCCAGGTGTTGTCCCAGGTTGTGGCTGATTGCCCCGTGGCGCCACCACGCCTTTTGGATTTAATAGTAGAAGTGGGCAAGGAGAAGATATGTGCTTGATTGAGCGCAGCCAGGCGAGCTTCCTGTGCTGCAACAAACTGTGGAGACCAGGGCTGACCAGCCGCCCCTTGTCGCGCCAACTCTGCGATGAAGAACTTCCCGAGTTCTGGGTTGTTAGCGTCAAATTCGGTGAAGTCACCTTCCACAGCCTGTTCGGACTCATAAACGGCCTCAAACATGGCCAAGAGCGGCTTCTCAGTCAGGCGTAATCCGGCACCAGTGCCAGCCACATCGCTTACCGAGCGCTTATTACGTTCGAATTGAAAGAAATCGTCCACGAACTTGGTCAACAAGTCCTGGGCGATGACGGTCCTCATCTTTGTCATGGCCTTCTCAAGGCGGATGACCTGAGATTTTGGGAACGCATGGTAGAGTTGATTGGGGTAAACCCCATTTTCGATGCACCATTCGGCGGCCTTTATGACGGCCGCCATGACACCATTTGTGATCATCTCTCTGCGTGTCTTCATCTCTTTCATGATGGGGATGCCGGCGGAGAAAGCAGGGTCTAGCTTGTGAAGGATCGACTTCATGCCAGTGAGACGCGGCTGGATTGCGATGTCCGGCACATGCTCAATTTGAGCAGTGATGCAGTCCTGTGCCAAAGATTTGTCTTCGGGTTTCATCCCGATTGGTTCAAGAAGGTAACGCCCCAAAGAATCGTCCATTTTAGCCTCGGTGGCAAGGATGGCCTGGTCTATACCAAGGTCTGCCCCTTGCTCAAGCCATTTGGTGGCCACGGCGGTGTAAAATGAATCCATGCGAACCGGCACCGCCGCATTCACATCCAACCGTTTAAGTTCAGTTGCCAGTTGTGCAGCTGCGTAATGAACTTTTCCAGCCGTCGCTTCGATGGTGCGTGTGAAAGTAGGCCCGTCGTCTTTCAGCTGTTGCTCAATTGGCAGGAACCTGTTAATGAGGTCCCTAGTTTGCTTGAGTGCTGCCTGGACATCAAGCGGTTCGGGAGCCTTCATTAATGGGGCTCTCATTAATAAGAGATCCAGCTCGTTGAACTCCAGACGAGAGTGTCTGAACAAGGGGATCCACACGGACTTTCCTCTTGCCCTCATATCCGGGAAGAAAGAGGCTATCATCAAGAAAGCCTTGGCTGCAAGATCAAGAAATATTTCATGATCGAGAAGAATGCAAATGAGGCGACCGACGGCACCGATGACCTTTGCGACATCTAGAAACACCTTGGCCAACATATCCATCACGCTCTGGAGCGCCCTGTGGATTTCAGGTGATTTGATGTGCACATACATCTCTTCCAGTTTGTCTCTGAACTGGCGGACCGATGTGCTAACATGAAGGTCTCTTGGAACTGTTAGCAATGTGGCTACAAAGTCCAGAACTTCATCGAGAGATTTCTTGCCATACGTGGCTTGGACGTCTTTGTCCTGCTGCTGCCGGAGGACAACCTTGGCAGCGGACAAATAGACAACGTCCCGTGACTTGCCCTGGCGGATTCTGGTGACACACCATGTGGTGAGGAAGTCAAACATCCCCATCCCGTTGATGCCGTCACCGATGGTGTCAAGATTGATAAAATCGTAATTTTCTTCCATTGTGAGATTATTGCGGAAGTATATGATTGTTGTTCGATGTTCACGGAACCGCCAGCGGGTTTCGACCTGATACTCCTCAGCGTGACCTGCAGGTTTTCACCAAATAAATTAATTAATGTCTGATGCGTTTAAATACATCAGCTCAGCTACACCAGTGTAGTGTTAGAATGAACGAGTTCTAAGTAAATGAGTGACGCAAGACTTAGGAAATGTAGTGTAATAACTATGATCATTTCCGGGCTCTTACAAACCCTTTCCACCTTTACAGTTGGTCCGACCCGGACCAGCC